AGCAGCTTTGGATTTTGCCAATTATCAACAGACTTTTTCTATACAGAAAAAAATCCTCAAAGAAAGATCTGAAGCCAAACTCAACTATGGCCACAGTGGTGGTATATTTCGCATTGACAGAGATCTGCTGACTTTTGTAGAAATGCTATGTGTCAAAGGCAGACTCACAGATGTGGTGCTTCTTGATGTAAATCAAAATCCCGTATTGATCAGTGACGTGCAGGCATTTTGCGACGAAATATTCAGTAGGTATTTTGAAGTCACTAATGAATATTTCGCTCAATATCAACAGATCAAAAAAAGCAGATCTGTGGAAAAACTAATACAAGTATGACCAAAGGCATTTTGATCTATGCGTATAATAATCGCACAGTAGATTATGCTTTGCTCAGCATAATCAGCGGCGGCCTAGCCAAAAAACATCTTTCAGCGCCAGTGAGTTTGGTCACTGATTCTACCACAGTTGAGTGGATGAAACAAAGTCTAGTCTTTGATTTAGCCAACACGGTATTTGATAAGATTATAATGACTGAAAAACCAGAAACCAGTAATCAACGATTTCTCAGAGATGGGATCGATGGACAGATGGTGCCGTTCACTAACACCAATAGACACTCAGCTTGGGCGTTAACCCCATATGATCGCACACTGTTGATCGACAGTGACTATTTCATACTCACTGATAATCTCAACAGCTATTGGGATGTTGATCAAGACATTATGATAGGAGAATCTATCAACGATATTTACAGCCAAAACAGATTAGGATACCTCGATGTCAACATTTCTGAAACCGGAGTAAAACTTTATTGGGCCACAACAGTGATGTTTACTAAAAATCCTGCGTCCAAATTGTTTTTTGACACTGTGGATTATGTCAAACAAAATTATCTGTATTACTCCGACGTTTTTAGATTTGATCACAGACAGTTCAGAAACGACATTGCCTTCAGTGTTGCTAAACATCTGTTAGATGGATTTGAAGAGACCACCTTAGGCAGACTGCCGCCAATTCTATCAGCTTTAGACAAAGACATATTATACGAAGTCGATGGATCCACATTGAAATTTTTAGTTGACTATAAATTAGATAACACATATTGTGCTGCTGCTGTGCGTGATGTAGATATTCATATCATGAATAAACAAAGTATTGTAAGACACAAACAGCAATTGTTGGAGATGATATGAATTTTGGATATCTGTTAATAGTTGCAGAACATGACACAGTTGATTACCTGAGCATGGCCTATGCTCTTGCACTCAGCATCAAGAACACTCAGAAACCGGGCTATGACAAAGTTGCTCTGGTAATTGATAACAAACACAAAGTTGAAAAGTTAAAAAGTCCTTGGGTATTTGATCATATCATAGAATGGAATCAAGAAACATTCTGGGATGGACGCTCATGGATGGATCAGTTAACTCCGTTTGATCATACCGTATGCTTGGATGCTGACATGCTGTTCATGCGGGACTACAGCCATTGGATTGATTATCATGTTGATAACTCTCAGCTGTATATTGCCAACAGAGTTCATACCTATAGATCACAGACAGTCACTGACAGAACTTATCGCAAATGCTTTGACAAAAATCATCTGCCTGATGTATACTCTATGTGGACGTTTTTCAGCAAAGACTCTCAATTAGCTCGAGACTTTTTTGATCTAGGTAGACACATTATCAAAAATCCTGTGGAGTTTGCCAATGTATTTTTATCAGAATATAAACCCAAGGTAGTAGGCACAGATGAAGCATTTGCTCTAGCAGCAAAAATTTTAGATATTCAAGATCAAATAGCATATCCATTAGAGTTTCCTAGAATTGTTCATATGAAACCCATGATACAGAACTGGCCCTGGCCTGCAGACACGTGGAGCAACCATGTGGGATTTTATCTTGATAAAAAAGCACAATTAAAAATCGGAAACTATCAACAGCATGACATTGTACATTATGTAGAAAAAGATAAAATCACCGATGAAGTAATTAACATCTTAGAGGAAATAGCATGGAAACTATAGAAACCATAGAAGATTTTGAAAAATGGATGGCATCATATCGTCCAGCACCCACTGTATATGTGGCAGTGTTTGATCCTATCACAGGCAAGGTCATAAGCGTGGGTCCTGATTTCGCTTTTCCTAACGAAGCCAACAAAGTCGTAGTAGACAGTCATTTAGCTGAATCTATAATCAACGCTGAGATACAGATAGAAAACTGCATGATAGATATCAGCTCTGGCAATTTAGAAATTGCAGAATTGAAGACCCTGATTAAGCTCGACGATGTGTTGCATAGAATTGTGTCGACTGAATATTCCGCAGTCACGAAACCAGATGTATATTTGACATACACCAAAAAAACTAAAACATTAAAAATACAGTTGTCACAGGAACTCGGCGGAACTAAAAAATCAAAGACCGAAGGCACTCGAAGAAATTTTGTCTGGGATGGCAGTACTGAAATGAATTTTTTAATTACTGCGTATAATGATCCTAACATATTGTATCAAACTCATGTTATCACTATTAATGATCTCGTCGGTAAGACTGTAACTGTGAAAAATATCGACTTTGATCATTTCAGTGTATACACACGCAGATTGTTTAAAAATTACGTAATAGAATATAAATGAAAACAGTAGAATTTGATGTAGTGTTTTTGAGCTACGACGAACCCAACGCAGATCTTCATTATGCTGACCTATGCAACAAGGTGCCATGGGCCAAACGAGTTCACGGAGTAAAAGGGTCAGATCACGCACACAAAGCCGCAGCAGAGCTAAGTGAAACTGAATGGTTTATCACAGTGGATGCAGATAATATTGTTGATCCTTCATTTTTTAATTTAGATCTCAATATGGATGATCCTAAGATTCAGGTATATGGATGGTGTGGTCGTAACACTATTAATGGCCTACGCTATGGCAACGGTGGATTAAAAATCTGGAAGAAGGATTTCGTACTCAATATGCGCACACATGAGAATTCGGACAGCGATCGTGGACAGGTAGATTTTTGTTGGGAAGATGGCTATAGAAATTTTCCTAGAGTCTACAGCGAAAGCGTTATCACAGGTAGTCCGTTTCAAGCGTGGAGGGCTGGATTCCGTGAAGGTGTTAAGATGACCTTACTTGATGGAGTTCGTGTTCCTCCTCAAGAAATCCGAGAACAGATTTGGTGGCACAACATTCATAGACTGCGTATGTGGTCTACAGTTGGAGCACATGAAGAAAATGGCATGTATGCAGTCTACGGTGCTAGATTAGGTACATGGTTAGCAAATTGCACTGAGTGGAATTATGTGGAAGTTCGAGATTTTGAAATTCTCAGAGGTATTTGGGAGCAGTACGGACGACCGTATGAAGAGGTAAATGGTGACGGCCTTGACACTGCCATTCAAGACCTTGGTGAAAAGATCAAACAACAGCTGGGATTTGATTGGCCGTTTCTTGATGCAGCACAAAGCAAGTATACATTGGATCTATATGACGAAACAATTAATCTGGGGCTAACATATTACAGGGCCGCTGACAATGTATGATATATTTTACGTTGGCAAAAGCTCAGTAGACAAACACGCATGGCAGCAGTTTCAAAATAGATTTCCTAATGCACAAAAACTTGAACACGTTCGAACATTTGAAGAAGTAAGGGCTCGAGCGTTTACAAAGTTTTTTTGGGTGGTCTGGGATTACATAGAATTAGATCCTAATTTTCATTTAGATTATTGCGTAACTAAATGGGATGAAAGTTATATTCATGTGTTTCTAAATAATCAATTCTATGACGGAGTTTGTTTGTTTCCCAAGTCTTCAAAGATACTGCAACGTGAGTGGGATTATAGATTTTTCACTAATAAAAAAGAAATGGAAGTAGTAGCAAGTAGTCCTAAAAAGCTCGACGTTGCATTTATATCCTATCATGAACCTTTTGCTGAAGAGAGATACAGCGAGCTTGTTTCTAAATTAACTGGAAACAATGTTCATTGGATTAAAAATATCAAAGGCATACACCAAGCACATATAGAAGCTGCTAAAACAGTTTCAACAGACATGTTTTATGTAGTAGATGCTGATGCTATCATTTTAGACACCTTTGATTTTAATTATCATATTCCTTACTACGACTTTAATGCTAAGTCTACGGTGCATGTTTGGAAAAGCACAAACCCAGTGAACGGATTAGAATACGGTAACGGAGGCGTAAAACTTTTACCAAGGCAACTAACCATAGACATGGATCTTTCAAAGCCAGATATGACCACAAGTATCAGCAAATGGTTTAAACCCATGCCAGCAGTTTCAAACATAAATGGTTTTAATACTGATCCATTCAACACTTGGAAATCAGCATTTAGAGAATGCGCTAAGTTAGCCAGTCGTGTGATTGCTCGCCAGCAGGATGCAGAAACGCAGGAACGATTACGAGTATGGTGCGAAGAGTCTAATGATCAATACGCTGTTGACGGATCTATTTGCGGTCGAGATTATGGTATAAAAAACAAAACAAATTTACAAACCCTAAAATTAATAAACGATTTTGTATGGCTTAAGGAACAGTTCGATGGACGATATAGCAAGAATTAAAAAATTCATTCCTATAATGAATGAGATATCGCCGACCTTCTGTATGGCGAAGTGGCACCACACCACTATCTATTTGCAAACAGGCGAAACACATAGTTGTTATCATCCAGCTCCTCATAAGATTCCTTTAGATGAGATTGTTATAGACGCAAGTGCATTACACAATACCAACCAAAAGAAACACGAACGACTGGAAATGCTCAATGGCGGCAAACCCAGCGGTTGTAACTACTGTTGGAACATAGAAGCCATGGGGGAAGACTATGTTAGCGATCGTAAAGAACGCAACTCAACAATCTACACAGATCAAAGATTCCAACAGATTAAAGATGGCGATTGGGATCAAAATATAAATCCGCAGTATATAGAAGTTAGTTTCGGTAACGAGTGTAATTTTAAATGTGGATACTGTCATCCCAAACACAGCAGTGCTTACTACAAAGAGATCAAAGATTATGGTCCTTACACTATGGTTAAGAATCATCGTAACGACATTGACTGGTTTCAAATATATGAAGAAGAAACTAATCCCTATGTTGAAGCATGGTGGCGCTGGTGGCCCGAAGTACGTAAGACACTGACTATTTTACGCATCACAGGTGGCGAGCCCTTATTGCAATCTAGTACCTGGAAGTTGTTAGATGATTTATTAGTTAATCCGTTGCCTGATCTTGAATTAAACATCAACACCAACTTCGGAGTCAAACCAGTTTTGATTGATAGGCTGGTAGAAAAAATCAATAACTTAATTGCCAACGGATGCATTAAAGATTTTAAAATTTTTACCAGTATGGATACTTGGGGAGCTCCTGCAGAATATATTCGCACAGGTTTGGATTTAACTGTGTGGGAACGTAACTTAGATACCTATCTAACTCAAACACAGCTACCGATCACATTTATGTGTACCTTTAATATTCTCACAGTAACTAACTTCCAAAATTTATTAGAAAAGATACTAGAATGGCGTGAAAAATACAATGGTGTTAATCAAAACAAATGGCAGCGTGTGCGATTTGATACACCCTACTTAAAAGAGCCATTGCAATATGATATGAATTTATTACCTAAAGATGAGTTTATGCCTTACATGCAAAGTCACCTAGACTTCATTCTAGCCAATCTAGACGATAAAAACCGCAGCAAATTCAACGACTTAGAGTATGCTAAATTTGAAAGAGTCGTAAAATACATGGAATCAGCTATCTATACCCCAGAAAAAATAAAAGAGGGGCGTAGAGACCTTTTTAATTGGTTTACTGAATATGACAGACGTCGTGGCACCAATTTTGTAAATACATTTCCAGAATTGGCTAACTTTTATAAAGACTGCAAGGAGACAATATAATGAGCAAAACAATATTAATCACCGGAGGAGCAGGATTTATTGCTCATCATCTAATTGATAAACTTTTATCCGAAACTGATTGGAGAATTGTAACTTTAGATAGATTAGACTACAGCGGTAATTTGAATAGATTACACGAAGTAGTGTCCAGTTATCCTGAGAGAGAGCGCAAGAGAGTGCGTGTGATACATCATGATTTGAAAGCAGAATTGAATCCACAAATTAGATCGATGATAGGTAGAGTAGATATTATTGCACATCTTGCGGCAGGCAGTCATGTAGATCGTTCAATTACATATCCTATGGAATTCGTACAGGACAATGTAGTTGGAACGGTGAATTTAATGGATTATGCTCGTAATTTAGATAGTTTAGATTTATTTGTTTATTTTTCCACAGACGAAGTCTTTGGTCCTGCACCATACGGAATTAATTACAAAGAAAATGATCGATATAATTCAACTAATCCGTACAGTGCCAGCAAGGCCGCCGCAGAAGAATTTGTGGTAGCATATGAAAACACATATAAATTACCTGCAATAATCACACATACTATGAACGTATTTGGTGAAAGACAACACCCAGAAAAATATATTCCGCTGTGCATAAAGCGTGTAAGAGATAATCAAAAAATTTCTATTCACTCAAACCCGGAAAAAACCAAAGCAGGTTCACGACATTATATCCACGCCAGGGATGTAGCAGACGCACTGTTGTTTCTATATAAACAAGATCTGTCTAAGCTGCCAGCAGACCCCGGAGGCGCAAAATGCCAAAAATTTAATATTGTAGGTTCAACAGAAATCGATAATCTAGAACTTGCACAATATATCGCCGACGTTCAAGGCAAATCTTTGAATTACGAAATGTTAGATTTTCACAGTCAACGACCTGGGCACGATCTGCGATATGCTCTTGACGGTAGTAAGATGAAAGATATGGGATGGGTTCCGCAACCAGTGTACCAGCGATTAGAGGAATCTATACACTGGACTTTAAAGAATGACAGATGGTTAGTAATTTAATTAATTTACAAAATATAGAAAAGGCCGTTGACAGGTTCAATAGCACTGCGTATTCGCATTGTGTTATTGATAATTTTCTACAGGAATCTGTTGCAGACAAAATTGCAGAAGATTTTCCTGCCTACGACTCTGGAATGTATAATGGCACATACAATAATCAAATTGAACTTAAACGTACCTGTAACATCTGGGATAGATTCCCCCAAAGCA